GTGTACAGGCCTTCACCGGTACGCCTGGTCGTGTTATACGGACGAGGCGACAGCGGAATCGAGTTCACATCAACCTGGTCGACGTTCGGATCCAAAGGTTGGTGCTTGCCGTCCTTATAGACGATTGGTGCGCGTTGAGTCATGTTAGTCCTTTATGCGAGCCAGTATGGAACCCACTTACCTGGCTCTACTTGGTAGAAGCCGCTCGGATTGCAGAGCGTGTAGGCCCTGCGATTGCCTACCATGCTTACCGGCAGGCTCACGCTATCTTTGATCACGTAAGCGTTGGTCGTGTAGTAAGGCATGCGGATCGAATCACGCAGACCAGGCGGGTCGTACCAACCTACAGGGCCATAGAGGACATTAAATTGACCTCCAACTGGACTGCCTATGAGACCAGTGCCAATATCAGGTGCTGGCGCAGGCGTCTGCGCAACACCGTTGTAGATCGGCGCCTTCATCGTCATGCCAGGATCAAGCCACGTCCAACCTGTCGGTTCAGCCAGCAGGAACGCGGTATTGAGGTCGACGTCTACACCACCCATTGCCAAATAAGTGGTTGGAATGAAGTTCGTATCCACGTATGGCGGAGGCGGCGCAGTGCCGTCTGGTTCTGTGGACAGGGCAATATTGTAGTTGTTGTAAAGCGCCACGGCCACTACGTTGGTCACGTTAGGTGCGCCAACGTAGGGCACCACGTACATGTCGTAGTTGGCATCGATGGACTGCAGCACCAGATTGTAGTTCGCAATCTCGTAGAAGAAGCGCTGCAGGGTCACGATATCGATACCGTGCAGCCCGCCCTTGGCTAAGATCTTCACGTGAGTGGTTGGATACCACGTACCTCCATCCCAGATCGGCGTGCCGATAGCGACATCGCCCTCAGGATAGAAATGCGCGTAGTCCTGGGTCCACAGGTTCTGGACCTGGAAATCAGAGCTCAGCGCATAGTTGATGAACTCCATGAACTTGTCGGTGCCTTTGCCGAACCAATAGATGCCGACGAAGCGCGCAATGGTCTGGTATGCGTCGTCGGTGATGATGCCGGCCGTGGCCAGCTTCATCCCCAATTGGTTCACCTGCTTTACGATAAGGTCACGATTCGGATACGACCATGCTTCGTTGGGGATCAGCTCGTGCGATTCAACCTGCCCCTCGGTTACCGTATTTTGGACCCACATATTTCGCAGGTTGGCCAGCGTATGCAGTTGTTCATCTACAGTTGGCCCGTAGATGGCGTCCATCGCGTTCGTGTATTCCACGTAGTAGGGGTTCTGGCTCATGTAAGGCGGCAGCAGCGAACTCCTGGGGATCGTGATCCCATGCCGCTGCCGGTATTTAGCGCTCTCTATCATGCCAACCTCGTTGGGTTATCGATCAGGCGTTGCTGACGCTCGGCGAATACTGCCTTGACCTTCAAGGTGCCTAGCGCGTTGTAGCGGATAGGCACGTTAGCCGTTCCTGGTGGAGGAGCACCAGGGGTAATTGAGCCGTTGTCAGTGAAGGTCAACACGTTAGGCGCCAGCGTAGCCAGCAGACCAACGCCAGCAGCAGTACGCCCATAGACCTTGTACTGGCTCACGTCCTGCAAGGCCACCCAGTTCAACGTCACGCCTGAGGGTCCCTGTGCGGCTGTGATTTGCGGGAACACCCAGTTAGCTGGTGGACCCTCTTCACCAACGCCGTTGACGACGCTAACACCGTACGCATAAACCAATGGGGTCAGCGTGCCGCCGCCTGGTACGATTTGGTATTCAAGGCTTGGGCTCAACGGCGCAGTCACGATCATCGGATCAATAGGCTTCTGAATGACCACGTAGGAGATGGCACCCTTGCCGGCCTTGCGGCACGCTGCGTCCAGATCCGAGTTGAAGAAGTTGGTCATCAGCAGGCCTGGCCTTGGAGCGAACAGGTTCTGGAGCTCCAGCGTTACGTCTGCCTCGACCTTCGACAACACAGAGGTGTTGAAGCAATAGAGGATGATATCGACGTCGCGGAAAACCGGAATCGGATCTTGCCACAGGAAGCGCGTGCTATACATCGTTACGCCCTGCAGGTACTTGATGTACTCTTTCTGCTGCGCCTGCGACCACGGGCTGGTGGTCAAGGCCGAGATGCGGATCACGTTCATCCACTGCAGGTTCAGAGGATCGATGTCGCGCTGTGCCTGCGTAACCGAATCGATGATGCCTGGGTACACGCCCACGGTGGCCAGATACTGCGACTTGGTCACCGCCGAACTGTAGGTGCCGAATGCACCGGACCCCAGGTTCTTGTAGGTTTGGATTGGCTGTTCGTCGCCGCCACCGCTCGGATTGGCCAGCGCCTTGCCGGTAATGAACGTGT